CTCTGTAAATAAATTAAGTTTAGCTCAAGAAATTAATAAAAAGGCTGAACAATCAGGGAAAACTATGGATGTTTTATTAGAAATTAATGTCTATGGTGAAGAAAGTAAACAAGGTTATTCCTTAGATGAATTAAAAGGTCTTGTTAAGAACTCTCAATCAGTAGAAGATGTTGATAAATTTACAACTGAATATAAAGACTTAGTTGAACGTAAAAATGCGTTAGAAAAAACTAAACCAAATAAGGAGCAAAAAATGAATTATTTAGAAACTCAACAATCGTTGAAAGATTTCGTAGCTATTCAAACCAACAACAAGCTATCTGTTGAAGAACGTGTAGATGCATGGTCAGAAAAACTTGCAGAAAATGGTGTGACAGTTACAGACCCATCTGCTTACTTACCTAAAAAATTAGAGCTTGATGTGCAAACAGCGTTGACACGCGCCAATCCTGTTTTCCCATTGTTCCGTGTTACAAATATCGGTGCAATCTTAATCGCACAAGAAATGACTTCAAATGAGGAAGCTCAAATCCATATCCCAGGTACAACAAAGACTCGTAGCGCAGCAACATTAACAGTTTCAGGTATTAAGCCACGAATGATTTATATTGCTCAAGCAATTGATGAAATTCAAAAGCAAACACTTTCAAATTTTGAAGAGACATATGAAACAATTGTTTCTGTGTTGGTTCAAGCTGTTATCAATAAAATTGTCGATCTTGCCCTTGTAGAAGGTACAGCTACTGGTGCAGAAGGATCTGCTTCTACAGAGAACGGGTTCATCTCAGTTATTAATGAAACAAACACCAATAAGGTAAAAACTGTTTCTGGTAAAGAAGACTTGATTGCAGGTATTGAATCAGCGGTTGATGAAATCACTGTTGGTGGTAAGAAATATTTGATTATCACAAAAGCTCACAAACATGCAATTCTTAAAGCGTTACGTACGAAGTTCCCTCAAATGACAGTTCGTAATAACAACCAAGATATTGCAGATACGCTAGGTGTTGATGAGTTGGTTATCTATCAAGGTACTAAAGCTGTAAAACCTACCGTAATGGCCGAAGGTGCTTATGCAGTAGATATGAAACCATTGAACCGTATTGAGCAGTTCCGCTTTGATACTAATGAGAATGATATTCTTGTTGAAACAACTGCAAGTGGTCGTCCATATCTATTTGGTGGTATCGCAGTTATTAATTTAGATTAATAAATAAAAGTGAGGTTACTTATGGATATTGAATTACTAATCAAACAGGTGAAAGCGTTTCTTAGAATGGCATCCGAAGTGACCGTCTATGACGAGGAAATTAAGGTATTGCTACGAAGTGGTATCAATGTGTTACGGGGTAATGGTATTGAAGTTACCAATACCCCACTCGTCACAGATTATCTATGTACATACGTACGTACACGTATGTTACGTGATACCTCACAAACATTTAGAGATTTTGAATTGGAACGTGAGAGAAGTATATTGAATCAACTATATTTTGGAGGAACTGATGAAAGTACAAGTAATTTTAAACTATGAAGATGAAAATCGACGTGTACGTTTAATCGGTGATATCTTAGAAATCGATAAAGATGATTTTGATAGTACTCATCACCGTAAATTAACAAAGAAAGAGCTTGAAAATGTTTGATGAAATAACATTGGGTGTTATCACTACTTCAAAAAATAAAAACGGTGAGAGTGTTGAAACAGAAAACAAAATAACCGTATCAGCAGTACCTCAACGTATCAGTCGTGAACAACGTGATAAGAATAATGAACGTGGTCCTGGTAAGAATTTACGATTTAGAATTGATTTTCTTGGTGAAGAGTATGATGATCAAAACATCCCTTATTTTTACCATCGAGGTATTCGCTATAGTGTACGTGATTTCGATCGTGATAAGACAGGTACGGGGTATTTCATTGAAGGTACAAGTATAAGAGGTAAGGTATGAGATTTGAATCATATACTGAATTTTATGAATTTCTACAAACAAACCTACCTGATTGGGAAATCGTTTTTGGTACGTCAAAAGATAGTGTCAATGGTAAAACATGTTTCATCAATCAAGATAAGTGTATCACAACATCGGTTGATGATGTGAAATTGATCCAATATACGACCTATGATTTGATATTTCTACAAGAACGTGCAGCATTTTATAATACACCAATCGTGGAACAGACCATTGATGGTGTAAGATTTATAGAATACAATGATGACTCAGGTATGAATATATTTGTAGGGTCAGTGATTGTATGGGGTCCAAGGAGTTTGCCAGATGAGTAATGATGTTATTAGTGATGCTAATATACGTAGTGTAGCTACATACCTAGATCAAGCGTCCAAAGAGAATGCGGATAGACGAATCAAAAAAATGGCAGATGATTTGTTATTTAAACTCCAAAAACATGCTCGTCA